TTCCTAATATTTAATATTAAGGTAGTAGGAATTACTTGTTACCTGACATACCTTTGTACAAGCAAACAATGAAGAAAGAGTTTAATTTAAAGGGAGACAAGAGAGCATTTTTTAAGTTGTACATTCAATTGTTGTCAATACAGAATCCTATAAGCACATTAAGAAAACAAGATAGGGACGTATTAGCAACAGTTATGTACAACCATGCTGTTATTGCCAGTGAGTATAAAGATGCTGACAACCCAAAGAAATGGAGAGCACTGTTCTCATATGAGAATAGATTAAAGATGATTGATGAATGTAATATGGCTGAAGCAGGATTTGCTAATTGCCTTACATCATTAAGGAAGAATAAACTACTTGATGCTGACAATAGATTACACACAGTATTAAGAGTGTACCCTGATAAAGCTAATAGTGTAGTGTTTAATATTAATTTGAAGGATGATTAAAGAAGGAAGAATGGTAGGTAATACTACTAGAGCAGTAGATAATGCTATACAAGAGTTGTTTACAAAAGGTAAAGTTGTTGCAACAGACCATTATGACATAAGACAAGCTCATAGAGAAGTATATCATCGAATAATTAAAAGATTAGAAGCAGAGCATCCTAGAGTACCTTACAATAGATACATAGATGACTTGACTATAACTTTAAGGACAGATGATTGATGATAACAAACTTGAGATTATCCGTAAAGTAGCTAAACAGCATGGTATATCACCTACAGTATTAGCAAGAGCATGGACGAATCAGTTTAAAGTTGTTAAAGAAGAGATGCAGAAAGCAGAGAAAGGCAACTATGAATCATTCCCTGTAATATATCTAAGAAGGTTAGGTAAGTTTGTACCAAGTAAAGGAATGATTACACATATGACTAAGAATAGTAAAAGACATGAAAAGTAAAGATGAAAAAATTAAACAAATTAAAGACATTGCTAATGGTTGGAAGAATTATGTCATTAGGAATCCTACTACAGAAGCTGAATCCTTACGTAGAACAGCTATATGTGTGGAATGTCCTCTTTTAAAGAATGACGGTATTATTGACAGATGTGAAGTATGTAATTGCCCTACAGTTATGATGACTAGGAGTAAGAATAAAGAATGCGGACACCCAGAAGGTTCAAAGTGGTAAATTAAAATAGAAAAATGAAAAAAAAGATTAAAAATTTACGCATTCAAATTGATGGTTTAGCGCAGTTAACTAAAGACTTAGGAGAATGGAATTATTATCTTGATTTAAAAGATATTCCTGAAGGAATGACTATAGAAGATTATGCAAAAACAAAAGGTAAAATTCTAAGTAATTGTGGATTTATAAATAAAACACAAGAAGTTGCCGATGCTACTAAATCACTTTACTTTACTAAAGCATGGCTAGGTAAGTTAATGGGAGAACTAGGTGCTGAGAACCCTTATAAAAGTGGTTATAAGACTGTAAATGATATTGAACCTACAGCAGACCAAAATACTATGATAGAAAGTAATAATGGAAAGCCTGTTTTAGAAGAGTTCAACAGGTTATACCCTAATCATATTGAGAAAGTAGATTGGTTACGTACAGAAATAAGTAAATTAGATGAATTGTTAATGACAATGGGTTATACTGAACAACTAACAGCTACCTCTTTTATACAATTATGTTATAATAATGCTAGAACTTATTTATGTGAAGCAAAATTTAATTTAGGATTTGAGTTAGAGCGTATTAAAAAAGAAACTAAAGAAATTATGAAATGAGCAGTGTTAAGAGGTTTGTATTGAATGTGTTTACAAATGGTGAGTTAGATGATGTAGTAGTAGGATTAGAAGAAATTAATGAATACGTTACATCAACAATGCAATACCCAGTAGTAGAAGATAAACAAGATGAGTTAGTAGATCTTTATGAGAATGAAAGTGAATTAGAAGAATTTATAGATGAGTGAAAAGGAAGTATTTACACAGGAAGAGTCATTGAAGAAGACTCCTAGTGGTATTGAGTACAGTGAGCATAAGTTTGTACGTAATGATGGAGAAGAAGTAAATGTACGTTTTATACGAAGCATGAAACCAAGTAGATTGACTGAGGATAATGAAACTTTTGAAGAGTTTAAGATTCGTAGAGCTATGGTTAAGAAAGCTTTAAAGGAAAAGAAAGGTGGTAGATTATTGTGGAATCCGTATCCATTTGGTAAAGGTACTAAGGGATTGAGCTTTAATGATAAGAATGTAGAGGTAATGGATGCTGTAATAAAACAGTCTCAAAAGAAACAAGAAGAAACTGTAGATGCAGGAGAATAAATACTATACACCTACTTTAGAGGAGTTTCATGTTGGGTTTGAATACGAAATAGATTTTCATCCTAAAAGAGATGTTGATAATATAGACGAACTCAATGGTATATTCGATACTAAATTAGTGAAAACAGGTAAGTTTGAGAAGAAAGTATTCGATAGTACTACTACTGCTGACCCTCGTGATTTTACTAATAAATACTGGAATTTTAAATATTTAGTACGTAATGATTTAATAAGAGTTAAACACCTTACAAAAGAAGATATTGAAAGTTTAGGGTTTAAACCCGATTACGATAAAGCTTGGGGAGAACGTATGTGCTTTGAAAATGATTATTGTGCTTTAACTTACCAAGAAGAAAATAATATTTTACAGGTAGTAACTAGAAAAGATTACATTTATAAAGGGCTTATCAAAAATAAAAGTGAGTTGCAAAAATTAATGCAACAATTAAATATAAACATAAAAAAAGAAGTATAATGGGTAAGATTTTAGGGGCAAACGGAGAAACATTAAGTGAGATTAAAATAGATAAAGAAGTATTGAAGGGTAATAAGACTATTGATGCGAAAGTAATTGATGCACATATAGCAGAATTAGATGCTAAACAGGCTGTAATTAATGCTAGACCATTATTGAAATCTGAGGATATGAAGATTACACCAAGTGGTAGTATGATTATTGCTAGAGGATTTCTTAAACCTAAAGAAAAAAGTACAGTAATTAGTCTTGATAAAAAAGATTCTATTGTGCCATGTTTTGAGCTTATGAGAGTAGGTCCTAATGTAAATGCCGCTAAAGATGGTATGTGGGCTACAATTAAAGAAAGATCTGCTGAAACAGTAATTAAATCTACAATGCCTTTTCAAGGAGAACTGTTTTACTTCTTTCAAGAGGTTGATATTATGTATTTTTATGATGAACAACCAGACTTAGATGATGTGTTAGCTAGTGGAACTACTATTGTAAGAGATCTTACAGAGTATGTTAAGATTGATAAAATGAGTAAGCTTAAAGCTAAAGTAACTGAAGTAGATAGTTAAATGAAGGTATACCCAGAGTACGATAGTTTGTTTTATAATAGCTCCAAAGGAGAAACCCACTGGTACAGTATAATGTGTGATGTAAGGGTTCTAAGAGATGGTAAATACTACTTATTTCTTGTAAGAGTAGATACAGAGTCTAATGGTAAGAAAAGAAATACAGTAGAAAAGAACTTTGCTTCTTTTATAAAAGCTGTACATGACGTAGTTTGTTTTGGTGACCCTACTGTAGAGATCAATTTGGGTAATGGTATTAAAAGAGGTATTAAATTAGACCCAGACCAAACAAGTGAGGTGGATAGACTTAAAGCAATAAAAGAAGCATGAAAATTACAATACCTTTAGAAGGTGATATGAGTTTAAAATCTGATATTGAAGGATGGTATCAAATAGAAGTTGATACTGCTAAAAAGTATGATATTGATTTAAAAGATTATACACTAGATAATATTGTTTACGGTATGGCAGAAAGAGGTAAATATTCTAATTCTACTAGTAAATGTGTAGATGCTTATGAATTACATTTAATTAAAAAGAAGTAATGGAAGATATAAATAAAGAAGATGTATTACTAAGATTATTTAAAGCTGGTTATATTACAGAAGAGGAATTTAAAGTGTTGAATACTGTAAAAATTGAGTATACACAATATCAACCTTATCAACCTTACCAACCTTATTGTCAAGAACCGCATATTTATACTAATCCGAGTATTGATAGTCCAAGACAGGTAATGACAACTACAGCATGAAATATCTTTTTGAAGTAGATAAGCAAGGTCGTATTGAATTTGCTCCACAAGTATTAGCCATTAAAGAGTTTAAGGCTTTGTGGAAAAATAGATTACCTAATGTAGAGTTAGCTGTTGATGAGATGTCTTTGATATTCTTTTTAGTAGATGTTAGATCTCCTTATATACAACATGAAGAAGAGGGTAGAGTAGTTGAGATATTATTGGATATTATGCCTCACAACTCTAAATGGAAACCTGATAAATTTGTATTAGCTGCTATGGAAAAGTACAAAGCAATGAGTAGAACTCCTTCTATGAACTCATTAGAAAGTGCTCTTAAAGCTCAAAAAAAACTAGATAAATTATTAGATAACATTAATCTTGAGGAAAGAGATTTTAAAAGTAATAAACCCATACATGACCCGAAGAAAATTCAGATGATGTTAAAAGATATGCCTAATCTTATTAAAGCCTTACAAGCCACACAAAGACTTGTTATGACTGAGATGGATGAGGATTTAGAATTACAAGCAGGTAGAGAAAAAGCTGAATTTGAAGATGAAGAAACAAACCTCTGAGATACCCTTCTTAGATTTACTATCTTTTGATAGTATGATGAAGATTAATTCCATTGAGGATGATAATGTTCGTGCTGAAGTTTTAGAAGCTGTACGTGATATACCTTTTTTGTTTAATCAAACTAAGAAGAATAGAAGACGTTTAAGCGACTATAAGAGGTGGGATGAACCATACAGCTATGATGAACGAGAAGAGACTTCTGATGGTAGGATAGATGTTAATATAACTGATCCTCACGTATTGGTTGATATGGATTATTTTAGAGAAAGAGCACTATACTTTCAGAAGCATGGTGTATATACTCATATAACTCCCAATAGGTATCAAGGTAGTAGGTATATGCGTTTCTGGAGAGAAGAACAAATTCGTTGTAGAGATGGTTATACAAGAGAGTCTGATGGTGAGTGGATTACTGGGTATCATTATTGGTATTTAAATTATAGTCCTATACAAATTACTGAGGACATTAAAACAAAAGAACAAAAGAAAGTTAAAAGTGTTACGAAGATGCGTAAAGCAGATCGTAAGAGAGATTTTCCACGCACATGGGATAGTGATTATTTGTGGTTTCATTACATTGAAAAAGCAGAGCAGAATGGTCATCATGTAGTTAACTTAAAAAGTCGTGGTAGAGGTTATAGTTATAAAGGAGGTTCTAGTTTAACACGTAATTATTACCATTACAAAGGTAGTAATTCAGTAGCTATTGCTTCTTCAGGAGATTATTTATTAGGTGATGGTATACTCAACAAAGCTTGGGATATACTTAACTTTATTGATAATAATACACCTTGGCGTAAATCAAGAGATTACGAAGATAGAAAAGACCATAAAAAAGCATCTTATAAAGACCCTAAAACTAAAACAGAAAGAGGTATATTATCTGAAATTATTGGTGTAACTACTGGTGGTGATCCTGAAAGAGCAAGGGGTAAACGTGCTAAGTTAGTATTATTTGAAGAGTCAGGTAAGTTTCCACACTTTAAAACTACATTAGGTATTGCTAGACCTTCTGTAGAACAAGGAAATAGTGTATTTGGTGTAATTGTAGCTTGGGGTACTGGTGGGACCGCTGGAGCTGATTTTGATGGTATTAAGGAAGCATTTTATAGTCCATCTACGTTTAATATGTTAGGTATTCCTAATGTATTTGATAAAAAAGTAGCTAAAGGTGCTCAATGTGGTTATTACTGCCCTGAATATATGAGTAGAGAGGGTTGCTATGACACTAATGGTAATTCAGATGTAATAGCCGCACTTATAGAAACATTTGCAGGTAGAGAAGTTATTAAGAAAAGTTCTAAAGATCCTAACGCACTTACACAAGAAAAAGCCGATAGGTCTATTACACCGCAGGAGGCATGTATGCGTAAAGAAGGCTCTTTATTTAATGTAGCAGACCTTACAATACATCTTTCAGACGTAGAAACTAGCCCTAAACAATACACCGATGCTACTTGGAAAGTAAAACTTACAGTAGAATCTGGTAAGATTGCATGGAAGTTAAGTGATAATTATCCTGTAAGACAATATCCTATAATTGAAAACAAAGGACTTGAGGGTTGTGTAGAAATATTTGAACATCCCATTGAAAGAGATGGAGGAGTACAATCTAATATTTATGTATGTGGAGTTGACCCTTACGATGATGATATTGCAGGTGGTCCTTCGTTAGGTTGTATACTGGTTACTAACAGATTAACTAGACGTATTGTAGCTGAATATACGGGTAGACCAAATACAGCAGAAGAATTTTACGAAGTATGTTATCGTCTTGGTAAGTATTATAATGCAAGAATTAACTACGAGAATAATAAGAAAGGTATGTTTCAATACTTTGATAGAATACAAGCTACTTATATGTTATGTGATACTCCAGGAATTTTACGAGATATGGAGATTACTAAAAAGATAGGTTTTGGCAATACTGCTAAAGGAACTAACGCAACTAAAGCAGTAAATAATTGGGGTAATAGTTTAATACGTTCATATCTTATGGAAGCAGCTTATGCTAAAGAAGAAGGTGAACGTAATTATAGAACTATAGTATCTCCAGGAATGTTAAAAGAATTAATTGCATACGATCCTGAAATAGGAAACTACGATAGGATTGCTGCGTTAAGAATGGTATTAATATATATGGCAGACTTAGAAAAGTTTGGTGTAACAGACCTTGATGACCATAGTAAAAATAATAGTAAAAAAACAATAGATCCTTTCTTTTTAAGAACAAGAAAGTCATTAAACGATAGATTTGTAAGCTCTGGATCTGAGCATAACCATAAAAGACCAATAAGACAAAGACGAACATGAGTTTAACAGCAGGAACATTCCCTTCACAAAAGAAGAATGAAAAACAAAAAAATCAAAAGTGGGCAGAAGAATGTGTAAAGTCTGCTTGTGATGATGGTATTTATAGTAACGCATTTAATTCCGACTATAAAGCTATACGTACCAACATGGATTTGTACAACAATACGTTGGACATTAATGACATGATGGAAATGTGTGATCCTTATGGGATTGCAGGTGACGACATGCCTTTTAAACCACAACATTATCCGATTGCAAACAGTAAAATTAATCTTCTTGTGGGAGAAGAAATGAAAAAACGCTTTGATTGGAAAGTTAAAGTAATTAATGATGATGCTGTTTCAGAAAAAGAAAAAGCTATTACGGAAATGATACGTAAGCAGCTTATGGAAATAGTAACTTCTGGTTTATCTGAAGAAGAAGTTGCTAGAAAACTTAAAGAATTTGATAGTTATTTGAAGTTTGAGTATCAAGACATAAGAGAACGTAAAGCAACTCACTTACTTAATCATATGATTGAGAAAGAGAACATGAAGTATAAGTGGAATATGGGGTTCTTAGATGGGCTTGTAGGTGGTAGAGAAGTATATGCACTTGATATTGTAGGTGGTGACCCTAGAGTACGTAAATGTAATCCTGCCAATGTAGTAGTTGTACGTAAAGGATATTCTCCAGACATTACTGAAGCCGATAGAATTATTGAATGGGGATATCATTCTAAAGGTTCTGTAATTGATATGTATTTTGATGACCTTAAAGATAAAGAGGTTACGGAGATTGAAAACATGGGTCAAATAGATTCTTACAGTGATGATGGAGATATTGCTCAAGGTAAAGAACCTCACTTAATGGCTGGTACATTTAGTATGGCTACTGATACAAACGGTAAAATGGTAGCTTCTGATATGGTAGATAGCAATAAATTATTGAGGTTTGTAGATGATGATGGTTCTGTACTTGTAACTAGAGTAGTGTGGAGGTCTTACCGTAAGATTGGTAAATGTAAATATTATGAAAGAACTACAGGTGATGAGCTTTATAAGTGGGTTGATGAGTTTTATATTGCTAATGTACAAAAAGGAGAACTAATAGAAAAGTATATTTGGGCAACTGATTGGTGGGAAGGTACACGCATTGGAGAAAATATTTATTGCAAAATGCGACCATTTCCAGTAAAAGCTTATGGGATGTCAAATCCTACAGGTACATTATGTCCTTATGTTGGTGGTGATTATACGGTGGATGGAGAACCAACAACATCTCTTATGGGTAGATTAAAACAGTATGCTTACTATTATAATTTTATGATGCATAAGCAATGGGAAACTATTATTAAACATAAAGGTACTATTGGTTATT